ATACAGTAGGTATTGTAACAACATCCGGAATCACTACCACAGTAAGTGGTATGACTACAGCAACTAATTATTTTTACGAAAATTCTAATTTCATTCAAGTTCCAGATTCAGTTATTGGAATTGAAAAGGTGTTTAGGTTTGATAGTAGCACTATATCAAATGGAATGTTTAATATTAAATATCAATTGTTTTTGAATGATATGTATCAGTTCAATTCAATAGAACTCCTTCAATATTCTATGGTCAAAACTTATTTGGAAGATATAGAATTTTTACTGAGTACTGATAAACAAATTAGATTCAATAAAAGACAAAATAGATTATATTTGGATATTGATTGGAAATCGCAAAAGAAAGATACTTTTCTAATTCTTGATTGTTATAGAATTTTAGATCCCAACACATTTACTAATGTGTATAATGATAGTTTTTTAAAGAAGTATTTAACTGCTCTCATAAAAAAACAATGGGGACAAAATTTACTAAAATTTAGAGGTGCAAAACTTCCAGGTGGATTAGAACTTAATGGAAGAGAATTGTATGATGATGCTTTGAGAGAATTAGATGACATAAAGCAAAGAATGTCTTCAGAATATGAACTACCACCTCTCGATTTAATCGGATAGTTATCATGGTATTAAATTCTTATTTTTTACAAGGTAGTACTGGTGAGCAAACGCTCATGCAAGATTTGGTTAATGAGCACATACAAATTCATGGCATAGAAGTATACTATCTACCAAGAAAAATATTTAAAACCGATAATATTATCAAAGAAATTCAATCATCAAAGTTTGATGATAGTTTTCTTATAGAAGCATATTTAAATAATATTGATGGTTATGCGCCAGACAGCGACATAATGACAAAGTTTGGTTTAAGATTAAAAAATGAAGTAAATTTGACAATATCAAGAGAAAGATTTGAGGAGTTTATTGCTCCCTTTCTTGAAGGAATTTCTTCTGGTATTAGAGCGGGTCAAATTACAGGATATACTTTTGGAGATTTAATTTCAAGACCAAAAGAAGGAGATTTGATTTATTTCCCTCTTGGAGAAAGATTGTTTGAAATAAAAAGAGTAGAGCATGAAAAACCATTTTATCAACTCGGCAAACTTTATACGTATGATTTGAGTTGTGAACTGTTTGAATATGAAAATGAATTTATTGATACTAGTATTGCCGAAGTTGATAATCAACTGAAAGATGAAGGTTATATTACAACAATTGATCTTGTTGGAATTGGTCAAACTGCACAGGCAACTGTCGGAGTATCAAGTGGTCGTGTTACTAATATATTCTTAAATAATGATGGTTCTGGATTTACTTCAGCACCATCAATTACTTTCTCGGATGCGCCATCTGGTGGACATAGGGCATCTGCGGTTGCCATTACAACTCAGAGATCTAATGTCACTTCAATCTTTAGACTTGAAATGACAAATGCTGGTGCTGGATATACAGTGGCACCAATCATTACAATTGCTGGTGGTGGGGGTTCTGGTGCTGCTGCAACATGTTCCATCTCCACTACTTTTGGTGTGCAGAATGTTGTTGTTGGTGTTGCCGGAACTGGATACTCATTTGCTCCAAATGTTAGTGTTGCTACTCCTCCATCAGGAATCAATACTGCCGTTCTTAATCCAATATTCACATATTCTGCCGGTGCCGGTGCAGGAATCAATACAGTGAGAATTCTGAACTCTGGTATTGGATATACATCCGGTCCAATAAGTCTTGAGTTCTCTAGTCCCACTTCTGGTATTGGAACTTTCTACTACAACGAAACGGTCACGGGCCAAAGTTCTGGAGTCACTGCTATTGTTAAAGACTTTGATGCTGGCATTCAAGTTTCTGCTGCAGGAACTGTAAGAATTCTTGGAGACACCAAAATGAGAGTATCACTCAATACGGGTCAATTCTTTGAAGGTGAAACTATCATCGGAAGTGCATCCAGTGCTACATATACTATAAAGACTCATGACATGGATAGTCATGATCAACCATCAGACTCAAATGAAGAAATTGAATTGGAAGCAGATTCTCTTTTAGATTTTAGTGAAAGTAATCCCTTCGGAGAATATTAATGTTAGGAACTTATTATTACCATGAAATAATACGAAAGACAATTATTTCTTTCGGAACTTTGTTTAATAACATTAATATCAAGCACAAAAAATCTGATGGAACGATTCTTGATGATATTAAGGTTGGTTTGGCATATGGACCACAGCAAAAGTATTTGGCAAAAATTCAAGAACAAGCAGAATTATCAAAATCAATTGCCATAACTTTACCAAGAATGTCATTTGAGATGACAAATATTCAATATGATCCTACAAGAAAATCAGGAATAACACAAACATTCAAGGCATCAGATGGAACAAATTTTAAAAAAGTTTTTATGCCTGTTCCTTATAACATTGGATTTGAGTTAAGTATTTTTAGTAAGTTAAATGATGATGCTCTGCAAATTGTTGAACAGATACTTCCATTTTTTCAACCATCATTTAATTTGACAGTAGATTTAGTAAGTTCTATTGGAGAAAAAAGAGACATACCCATAGTACTAGAAAATATTTCTTTCCAAGATGACTATGAAGGATCTTTTGAGAGTAGAAGGGCACTCATATATACTTTAACCTTTACCGCAAAAACTTATTTGTTTGGTCCAGTTGCCGAAAGCACAGAAGGACTTATCAAAAAAGTTATTGTCGATCAACATTCTGGCACAAATACTCAAACAGCAAAACGCGAAGTCAGATATACTGTTATTCCAGATCCATCTACTGCCGGACCAAATGATGATTTTGGTTTCTCCGAAACTTGGACAGATTATGGCGATTCCAAAGATCTCAGTCCTACAAGACAAATAGATTTGTAATTTGACATGAAAAATAACTATGATGATTTGGATGGGGCACTCAATGTTGAGAGTAGTATTGTTGAGGTAGATAAAACTCCCAAATCTCTTGATGTTGCTCCTCCAAAATCTGCATCAAAACCAGAGGATATTAAAAAAGATTATGATTATACCAGAGCAAATTTATATTCTTTGATTGAGAAGGGTCAGGAAACTTTAAATGGTATAATGGAACTGGCCAGCGAAGGTGGAAGTCCCAGAGCATATGAAGTTGCAGGTCAACTTATTAAATCAGTTGCCGATACGACTGATAAATTAATGGACCTTCAGAAAAAGGTAAAAGAAGTAGATGAAGAATTGCCAAGTAAAACTGGTAATGTTACAAATAATGCCGTTTTTATTGGTTCTACCTCAGAGTTATCTAAAATGTTAAAGAAAGGATTTTTAGATAGTAATTCCGAAAAATAGTTTTGTATTTAAATTATGACTGATAGTGTATACTTAGGTAATCCTAATCTAAAAAAAGCAAATACACCGATTGAATTTAGTGAAGACCAAATCATTGAATTCCTCAAGTGTAAAGAAGATCCCGTATATTTTGCAAATAATTATATAAAAATTATTTCTCTGGATGAAGGATTGACACAGTTTCATCCATATCATTTTCAGAAAAAATTAATTCATAATTTTCACAATAACAGATTTAACATCTGTAAGATGCCACGACAGACTGGCAAATCTACAACTGTTATTTCATATCTTCTTCATTATCTTATTTTCAATGATAGTGTCAATATTGGAATTCTTGCAAACAAAGCAGCAACTGCCAGAGAACTTTTAGCAAGACTTGCAACAGCATATGAGAATCTCCCCAAGTGGATGCAACAGGGTGTATTAGTTTGGAATAAAGGTAATATTGAATTAGAAAACGGAAGTAAAATTTTAGCAGCATCTACATCTGCAAGTGCTGTCCGAGGAATGTCATTTAATATTCTGTTTCTTGATGAATTTGCATTCGTTCCAAATCATGTTGCAGATTCTTTCTTTGCATCTGTTTATCCTACTATTACTTCCGGTAAAAATACCAAGGTAATTATCGTATCCACACCACATGGTATGAATCACTTCTACCGTATGTGGCACGATGCTGAGAGGGGCAAGAACGAATATATCCCGACTGATGTCCATTGGAGTGAAGTTCCCGGTAGAGACGCTCAATGGAAGGATACTACGATTGCAAACACATC